TTGGAGACCGGTGGGCGGCATGCTTTCCAATAGAGCGAGGGCTGGGGGATTTTTTTGGGGAGGAGGTTGAGGGGCTATGGCGGCTCCGGCTACTAATAAGGCAACGATCAAAAAACAGACCGTGGCGGAGATGAAAAAACTCGGGGTTTACCGGCCGGAATATGCCCGGCTCGTGGACATTTACGCCGGGCTTTGGGAGCAGTATCACAGGCTGATGCGGGAATATGACACGGGCTCGGGATATAACTACGCCACGGCCACCGGAGCGGCGGGGGAGAAAAAATCCCCGCTGGTTGGGACCATTGAGGCAGTGCGACGGGATATCCTGGCATACTCCGACCGGCTCTGTCTCAACCCGAAGGCGGAGCGGGAGGGCAAACTGCCTGCCCCGGGAAAGAAATCCAAGCTGGAGGAGCTGTTATCCGGTGGCCCGTAAGCGGTCGAGCGCACCAAGATTCCCCAACCAGGCGGAGGTGATGGAGTATGCTAACTCCATCGTGGAGGGGCGAAAGCTGGCAAATCCGGAGCTAAAACAGGCCTGTGAGCGATTCCTTCAGGACCTGGAAAACCCGAAGTGGGACTTTGACCCCACCGATGCGGAGTTCTGCATCCGGATTATAGAGAAAACCTTTGTCCATGCCCAGGGAGAGGCCCTGGACGGCACACCCATGCGGGGCAAGCCGTTTTTACTCCAGTCGTTCCACAAGTTTATTATCTACAATCTGGTGGGGTTCCAGAATGCCGGAACAAAAATACGGCGGTTCCATGAAGCGGTGATCTACATCCCCCGAAAAAATGTCAAGACCACATTTTCTGCCGCCCTGGCGTGGTCCCTCTCTCTGCTCAACCGGCGCAGCGGAAGCAAATGCTATATCGTGGGCGCGGCACTGAAGCAGGCCCTGGAGAGCTTCAATTTTATCAATTTCAACCTGGAAGAGATGGGAGAGAAGCGGAATTTCCGGGTGATCGACAACAACCAGGAACACAGCATTTCCGGCACGGTTGGAGAAGGCAGTATTTTCATTCAGGCCCTGGCGGCCAACCCGGACGCCCAGGACTCCCTGAACTGCAACATCGGCATCGCGGATGAGGCCCACGCCTATAAGTCTCCCAAGCAGTACAAAATCATTCTGGACGCCATGAAGGCGTACTCCAACCGGCTGATGATCGCCATCTCCACCGCCGGGGACAAGATGAACAGCTACTTTTACCGGCGGCTGAAATACTGCCGGGAGGTTCTGAACGGCACCAATCAGGATGACCAACTGTTTATCTTTATGGCCTGCGCCCCCCAGGATCCGGAGACCGGGGACGTGGATTTCACCAATCCGGAAGTTTTGGAAATGGCAAATCCAAGCTATGGGGTGACGATCCGGCCCGCCGACATTCTGGCGGAGGCCATCCAGGCCCAAAACGACCCGCAGATGCGCAAAGAGTTTTTTGCAAAATCTCTGAACGTCTATGTGGCGGCCATGAAGGCCTATTTTAACATTGAAGAATTCCGGGCCAGCGACAGGATGTATGACTGGACGCTGGAGGATCTGAAAAAGCTGCCCATCCGCTGGTACGGCGGGTCGGACCTCTCCAAGCTCCACGACCTGACGGCCTCGGCCCTCTACGGCACCCTGGAAGGGTACAAGCGCAGCGACGGTGAGATTGTCGATGTGGACATTATCATTCCCCACGCATGGTTCCCCGTGGTGGCCGCCCACATCAAAGCCGATGAGGACAATATCCCTCTGTTCGGCTGGAAGGAAGATGGTTGGCTGGACCTGTGCAACGACAAAGTGGTCAACCATATGGACGTTGTGAATTGGTTTAAGAAAATGCGCCATGACGGTTTCAAAATCAAGGAAGTGGGCCACGACCGGAAATTCTGCGCGGAATATGTGGTGGGCATGAAGAAAGCCCAGTTTAGGGTTGTGGATCAGCCGCAGTATTTCTGGAAGAAGTCCCAGGGCTTCCGGCGGATCGAAGTAAAGGCGAAAAGCAAATGCCTGTACTATATGCACAGCGACGCCTTTGAATACTGCGTGCAGAATGTCCACGCCATTGAGAAAACCGACGATATGGTCCAATACGAAAAGATTGAGGACACCACCCGGATCGACGTATTCGACGCGGCTGTGTTTGCGGCGGTGCGAATGCTGGAGGATCTGGAGCGGGAAGAAAAATCGAAAGGATGGAGACGTTGAGCAAACGCAAAAAATCCCGTGGAAACAATATCCGCGACGCGAACCAGTCCAGCATGGTGGGCTGGCTGCTGACCGACGGCGCGCACGACTCCCTGTGCATCCCCGGCTATACCCGCCTGAGCGAGAGCCCGGAGGTCCTGACGGCCGTGAATAAGATGGCTACCCTGATCGGGAGCATGACCATCCATCTGATGGCCAATTCCTCCGGTGGAGACGTCCGCATCAAAAACGGGCTGTCCCGTAAGGTGGACATCACGCCGAACCGGTTTATGTCCCGGATGACCCTGGTCTCCCATGTGATCCGGACCCTCATGCTGGACGGAGACGGCAACGCGGTGGTAATCCCCCGAACCAGAGACGGTTATCTGGACAGCCTGGAGCCCGTCCCGCCGTCTCAGGTGTCCTTTGTCCCGGACGGCGGATTTGGCTACAAAATCCGTCTGGGCGGCCAGGAGCACAACCCGGACAATCTGCTGCATTTTGTTCTCAACCCCAACCCGGAACAGCCCTGGCGGGGCGACGGATACCGGGTAGCCCTGCGGGACGTGGTGAAAAATCTGAAACAAGCATCGGTCACGAAGAAAAGCTTTATGGCCGACAAATGGAAGCCCAGCCTGATTATCCGGGTGGATTCCTGGGCGGAGGAGCTGCGTACTGAGGAGGGCCGCGCCAACTTCCTGCGGGGATTCTCCCCGGGGGACCCCGGAAGCCCCATGTTGATCCCCTCCGACGGCATGGACGTGCAGCAAATCAAACCCCTTACGCTCAATGATTTGGCAATCCATGAGTCGGTCACCCTGGACAAAAAGACCGTGGCCGCAATTCTGGGGGTGCCCGCCTTTGTGTTGGGGGCCGGGGCCTTTAACCGGGAGGAGTGGAACGCGTTTGTCAACACCACGGTTCTGCCCATCGTTCGGGGTCTGGAGCAGGAATTAACCCGGAAGCTGCTGATCAGCGATGAGATGTTTTTCCGGATGAACCCCTGGAGCCTGTACGCCTACGACGTGCATACCCTGGCCGATATCGGCGGAGAACTGTATGTGCGGGGCATTATGACCGGCAACGAAGTCCGGGACTGGATCGGCCAGGGGCCCAAGGAGGGGCTGGATGAACTGGTGATTTTGGAAAATTACATACCCATCAATAAAATCGGGGACCAGCTGAAATTGAAACAAACGGGAGGTGAAGAAGCTGGATAGGCGCATTATGGTGTGCCGCCCCACCGAGTACCGGGCGGCGGAGGAAAACGGGGATCTGTACATTGAGGGCTATTTCGCGGTGTTCAACAGCATCTATGAGATCTGTCCCGGCATCACGGAGAGCATCGCCCCCGGGGCCTTCTCCAAATGTCTGGGCGCGGATATCCGGGCCCTGACCAACCACGACACCACCCTTGTCCTGGGGCGGACCAAGGCCGGAACGCTGGAACTGCGGGAGGATGGTCATGGGCTGTGGTGCCGCAGCAAGGTCAACCAAAAAGACGGGGACGCAATGAATCTGTATTACCGGGTGGAGCGGGGCGACGTGGACCAGTGCTCTTTTGGGTTTGACATTGGTGCGGAGGAAAGCGAGTTCCGGAATGACGGCTCTGTCCATTTCACCATCAAGGAGGTTTCCACGCTCTATGAGGTGTCGGTGTGTACCTTCCCGGCGTATCAGGAGACCTCTGTGGCCGCCCGGACAGCCCAGGCGGAGGAAATCAGACGGCGCACCGCCCAGGTGTGGCGGGAGACCATGAAAAACAAGCTGAAAGGAAGTGCGAAATAATGGCGTTGAAAGCTCTGTTGCTGCGCAAGAAGCTGGATGAAAAAAAGAACGCCCTGGAGGCCCTGCGGGCCAAGGATGCTCAGTTTGCCACCCGGGAGGCCGAGCTGGAGCAGGCCATCGGAGAGGCGGAGAGCGAAGAGGATCAGCAGGCAGTGGAGACCCTGGTCTCTGAGTTTGAGGCCGAGAAAACGGCCCATGAGGAAGAAAAAACAGCCCTGGCCGGAGAGGTGGAGCAGCTGGAGCAGGAATTGGCCGCAGAGGAGGCCGCCCAGCCCGCCCCGTCTATCCCCCAGCACCAGGAGACTCCCGCCCCTGACGGCGGGGAAAGAAAGGATGATGGAATTATGAGTATGCACCGCAGAGGCTTTTTCGGCCTGGACCGCCAGCAGCGGGACGCGTTCCTGGCCCGGGAGGAGGTCAAATCCTTCCTCCAGCGGGTACGGACCTTCGGCCAGGAGACCCGGGCCGTTACGGGCGCGGAACTGACCATCCCCGACGTGATGCTGGAGCTGATCCGGGAGAATATCACAAAATACAGCAAGCTGATTGCCCGGGTCAATCTGCGCCCCGTCCCCGGCACCGCCCGGCAGAATATCATGGGCGTCGTGCCGGAGGCCGTGTGGACGGAGGCCTGCGCCATCCTCAACGAGCTCGCATTTGGTTTTAACCAAATCGAAGTGGACGGCTATAAGGTGGGCGGCTTTATCGCCATCTGCAACGCCACTTTGGAGGACAGCGACCTTAATCTGGCCTCTGAGATTATGGACGTAATTGGCCAGTCCATCGGCTATGCGGCGGACAAGGCCATTTTGTACGGCACCGGCCGGAAAATGCCCATCGGCATCATGACCCGGCTGGCCCAGACCGCCCAGCCTGAGAACTGGAACGCGAATGCGCCGGCGTGGGCGGATCTGCATGAAAAAAACATTACGACCATCACCGGCAAGACGGGAATCGAGTTGTATCAGGCCATGGTCCTGGCTTCCGGCAACGCGAAAAGCAACTATTCCCGGGGCGGCCTGACATGGGTGATGAACGAGACCACCAAGGCCCAGCTGGTGGCCCAGGCCATGAGCGTAAACGCGGCGGGGGCCATTGTGTCCGGCCAGGGCAGCACCATGCCCGTGGTGGGCGGCGACATCGTGACGCTGGATTTCGTTCCGGTGGGCGATATCATTTTCGGTTATTTCGACCTGTACTTATTGGCCCAGCGGGCCGGGGCGCAGCTGGCCCAGAGCGAGCACGTGCGCTTTATTGAGGACCAGACCGTATTCAAGGGCACCGCCCGCTATGACGGTGTGCCGGTGTTCGGGGAGGCCTTCGGGGCCGTGAATATCGCGGGAAAGGCCCCCACCACGTCCATGACCTTCGCCCCTGATAAGGCCAACCAGACGGAGGAGGTCCCCGCCGCCCGGACCCGCAGCAAGCAGGTGTAAGCCATGCTGGACGCCGATATGCTGATCCTGCTGCGGCAGGACTTACAGCGCACCGGCAGCATTCCAGGGGAGGAAGCCTATCTGCTCCAGCTGCTCAAAGCGGCCCAGGGCAGCCTGGAGCGGCAGGGCGTGCGGCCGGACGGCAGCGCGGACTATGACCAGCTGGCAATCTCCACGGCGGCGTGGCTGTACCGCAAGCGGGTCAACGGAGAGGCTGAACCGCAATTCCTGCGGCGGATGCGGCTGGATATGATTGCAAGCCAGGGAGGGAGGGGCGGCTATGCTCCATGACGCTGGCTACGCCATCTTTTACCGGGTGGAACGGGACGAGACCACCCCCGGGACCCCGGAGCGCCTGGTGAAAAAAGCGGAGCAATGCTTTGGGGAGCTGACCGTGGGACTCCAGCGGTTTTATTCGGCGGCGGCGGTGAGCCAGCAGGCGGACCGCCTGATCGAGATATGGCGGGACGACAGCATCAATGTGCGGGATATCTGCTGGATCGGGGGCACCTACTACCTGATCCAGCAGACCGCCCGGACGGAGGACAAGGACGGAATGCTGGTGACCCGCCTGACCCTGGAGGAGACTGACGGAAGCGTTTGGGAGGGATGTCGGGATGACGATACAACCGATTGAGTTTTCGGATGCGCTATCCTCCATTTTGGAAGAATACAGCCACGAAATCCAAGAGAATGTTAACAAGGCCGTCTTAAAAACGGGAGAAAAGGCTTTGAAAACCGTAAGGCAGAAATCTCCCACCCGCAAAAGTAAGCGATACCGTAAAGGCTGGACCATGAAGAAGGGGAAGACCGGCGTAGGAGGCAGAAATGTCTCTGTTACGATCTACAACCGCAAAATGGGGAGCTTTACCCATGTGATTGAGAAAGGACACCAAAAGCCCACCGGGGGCCGCACAGTGGCCCGGCCCCACATCCAGCCCGCCTATGAGGAGGCGGAGCGTACCCTGGAGCGGGAGGTGCAGGCCGCGATTGAGGAGGCGGGAACATGACCCAAAACGAGCTTGCCGCGTTGCTGAAGAAAACCGGCATCCCCTTCGCGCACAACCACTGGGAGAAACCGCCCCGCCCTCCCTACGGTTTATATCTCTTCGACGGGACTGAAAATTTCGGCGCGGACGATATCGTTTACGCCGTCGTTGAGCAGATCACCCTGGAGCTGTACACAGTGGACCGCAGCGAAGCGGATATGCAGAAGATTGAGCGCATTCTGGAGGAGGCGGAAATCTTCTGGGACCGGGACACGGTTTATGTCCCGGATTTGAGATTGTTTCAAACGAGTTATGAAATTGAGGTGTAACTATGGCGAATAAAGTGAAATTCGGCCTGAAAAATTGCCACTACGCCCCCATTACCACCAGTGACGGCGGGGAGGTGTCTTTCGGCACCCCCAAGCGCCTGCCTGGCGCGGTGAATCTGTCGCTGGATGCGGAGGGCGAAACCAATACCTTTTACGCCGACGATGTGGCGTACTACGTGACCACCGGCAACACGGGATATTCCGGCACGCTGGAAATTGCCCTGATTCCGGACAGCTTCCGGAAGGATATTCTGGGGGAAACGGAGGACGAAACCAGCCATGTGCTGGTGGAGAACGCATTCGCGGAGCCGAAGCCCTTCGCGCTGCTGTATGAGGTGACCGGTGACGAAAAGGCGTCCCGGCGGGTGCTCTACAACTGCTCCGTAGGCCGGCCTGGAGAAAGCGCTCAGACGAATGAGGCATCCAAAACGCCTCAGACCGACACCATGAATCTGACCGCCACGGCCCTGGCAGACGGCAAGGTCCGGGCCCGCACCACGGAGACCACGCCGGACCAGGTGTTTGGCGATTGGTACAAGAGCGTGTGGCTGCCGCCCGAACCGGCGGCCACCCAGGAGGTTTGATTCATGGAGACAACCGTAACTATTGATGGGCGTGAGGTCCGGTTCCGGGCAACCGCCGCCATCCCCCGGCTGTACCGGATCAAGTTCCGACGGGATATTTTGCAGGACTTCCAGGCCATCCAGAAGGAGCTCGAGCAGACCGGTCAGGGGGGCGGTTCCCTGCCCATCCAGGCGCTGACCATGTTTGAGGACATCGCCTATATTATGGCCAAGCACGCGGACAAGGACGCGGTACCCGCTGATCCGGATGAGTGGCTGGAGAGCTTTGGGACGTTTTCCATCTATCAGATTTTCCCGGTAATTAAGGCCCTTTGGGACTGCAATACGGAGGCGCTGGACGTTGCCAAAAAAAAACTAGACCAATCGACCGGGACGTGACCACGCCGCTCCTGATGCTCCGGGCCTGTCAACTGGGCATCCCGCTGCGGGATCTGGAGCTGCTGACCATTGGTATGCTCAATGAGATGTTCGCGGAGCTGTCCAATGACAGTCTGGAGTATCCGGAGCTGGCCACGCAAGAGGATATGGACCGTATGCTGTGAGGTGAGATGCTGTGGCAAATAAAATTAAAGGAATCACCATTGAAATTGATGGGAATACCTCAAAACTGGACAAGGCCCTGAAATCCACCAACACGGAGTTGAAGTCTACGCAAAATGAACTCTCCCGGGTGAACAAGCTGCTGAAGCTGGACCCCGGAAATACAGAGCTGATCGCGCAGAAGCAGCGCCTGCTGGGAAAGTCCGCCGAGGAGGCCGCCAGAAAAGTGGAAATCACCAATCAGGCGCTGAAAAAAGCGGATGAGGCTCTGTCCCGTGGAAATGCCTATGAGGAAAAATTCGCCCCCCTCCGGAAGGAAATGGACGCGCTGCGGGACAGCATTGCAAAGTTCACAAAGGAAAAAGAGGCCATGGAAAATGGCCTTTCCACGGGGGAGTTCTCCACCGCAGAGTACGACGCGGTATCCAAGAAGCTGGAGGAGCTCAGGGGCGCGATGTCGGAGCTGTCCACGCAGAAAAAGGCCCTGGATAAGGAGTTCGCCGGGGACAAAATCAACCAAGCCGGGTACGATTCCATCGTTCAGGATTTGGTGCAGTTTACCGATGAGGCCGAAAGGGCGGAGAAAGAGGCCAAGCAGTTTAACAGCACTTTGGGCCAGATGGCCCAGAAAACGGCGGCGCTTTCGGAGAAGGCCGGGAAGGTCAGCAATGTATTCGCTCCTGTTTCTGCGGGGATTGCCGCAATCGGCGCGGCCGCCTTTGCGGCTGTCCCCGCCACGGAGGAATTCCGGGCGGATCTGTCCATGCTGGAGCAAAACTCAAAAATTGCCGGTGTGGGCCTAAATTCCACTATGGAGGCGTTCCGAACCTTTAACGCGGTCAGCGGTGAGACGGACAGCAGCATAGAGGCGGTTTCCAACCTGCTTCAGGCGGGCACAACCGAAAGCAATTTACAGCGGGCGGTTGAAAATCTGGCGGGGGCGGCGGAGATGTTTCCGGACACCCTCAAAATCGAATCCCTGGCAGACAGCTTGCAGGAAACCGTCCGTACCGGGCAGGCTACCGGGCAGTTCGCGGAGCTGATTGACCGGCTGGGAATCAGCCTGGACGATGTGAACTACTCCCTCTCTGCCACATCGGATGAATCCCAACGGCTCAACACCATGCTGGACGTTCTCAGCAGCGCCGGACTGGCCCAGAACCATGCGGCATGGGTCCAGGAAAACCAGGACCTGGTTGACAGCCGGAACGCGCAGCTGGACCTGATGGACGCTACGGCGGATTTGGCAAATACTCTACAGCCTGTCATTGCGTCTGTGACGGAGGCCCTGGCGGGGATGCTGGACTGGTTTAATCAACTCCCCAGCGGCGTGCAGACGGGTATCGCCGGACTGCTGCTGTTTGTCGGCGGTATCAGTCCCGTTGCCGGGGCAATCTCCAGTGTGTCTCAGATGCTGTCTGGATTATCTGGGTTGTTTGCAGGTCTTGGAGGTTCCGTGGCTCCTGCCGCCGGCGCAATGACAGAGATGGGGGCGGCCGCCGGCGGCCTAGGGGCATCCCTGGGCGGTATCGGGCAGGCAGTTGCATCCGTGTTTTTGGGCCCGGTTGGTATTGTGGCCGGTGCGGCTGCGGCGGCGATTGCGCTGACTGTTCTCTGGGACACAAACGAGCAGTTCCGGGCGGCGATGATGGACTTTGACCAGTGGATTACGGGAGTATTTACCACCGACTGGACAGACAGCTTCGGCGCGGCGGGAGAGGTTCTCAACGCATTTTTCGCTACTGCACAAGATTTTTACGAGTCTTTTAAGCAGATTTTTGGCGGGATAATTGATTTTATCGGCGGCGCTTTTTCCGGGGACTGGGAGCGGTCCTGGCAGGGCGTAATCAGCATTTTTGAGGGCATTTGGAATTTGCTGACCTCCGTTCTGACAGCGCCGATCAATGGCGCGATTGGTATCATCAACAGCTTTTTGCAGTTTGTGGCCAACGGCGTAAATGGGCTGATAAGCCTGCTTAACGGGCTGTCCATTGACGTCCCGGATTGGGTGCCCGGAATCGGCGGGCAGACGTGGGGATTTGACCTCTCCCCGGTCACGCCTCCGAAAATCCCCTATCTGGCCCAGGGTACCGTAGCCCGCCCGAACCACCCCTTTACTGCTGTGATCGGCGACAACAAGACGGAGCCGGAAATCGTATCGCCCTACTCCACCATCATGCAGGCTGTCAAGGACGCCATAGGCCCCGAGACCGCCCGCAGCTCCGCCCCCGCGAATCTGTCGGCGACCGTGGTGCTGGACGGCGTGGTGGTCGGCCGGCTTCTGGTGCCCTACATCGACGGCTATAAGTCCCTGCGGGGGGCAAATCTGGTTTTGGAGTGAGATGTAAGATGTACACACCTGATTTAAAATCCGAGCCTGCTCATAATAAACCCCGCGAGTATGGCAAACAGCGCGCCAAGGACAGCACCGAGAAGCGTATTCAAAAGATCGAATTTTCGATCGCGTTTCTTTATGGTGCGATCTTCGGCCATTTCCTTGGCGTGCTGCTCAAACTCTTCTAACGCCCTTTCTCCCTCCAGCGTTAAGACCCAAGCGGTTTTCAAATAAGAAATTTCGCATTCATGCTGCACCGTATATTCTGTTCTCTCAACTTCAATGTATTTAAGTTTATAAAAATATACAGTAGCATCGTCTGGTTTCTGTGCCGCATTAAAAAAAGTATCGCGGTACCTGACCAAATCCTGATACTGCTGTTCTGTAAGCATACTTTAGAAGCTGTTCAGTATCTATTCAAGAGCAAACGGATAAAAGCGAGAGAAAACATTTGAAAAGAGTTCTGCAATTTGCGCTCGCAGTTTTTCCAAAGTCTGCGACATTTATCGATCCAAGCAAAGGAACGCTCAACGATCCAGCGTTTCGGAAGGACAGCAAATGTGTGGAGTTCATTGCGCTTCACAACCTCAACATCTGCGCCAGAAAGAGTGTTGATGGCGTTGGCAAAATTTTCTCCGGTATAGCCTCCATCCACTAAAATCTTCTTGAGCATAGACAAGTGATCGGTTACATCACAATAGTAGTCAACCATATCAATTGCTCCGTTCCGGTCGGTCACATTGGCAGTTGTTACCATGATCATGTGGGGCAACCCTAAAACATCCACTCCAATATGCAATTTTATTCCAGATACTTTTTCCCCGCGTCATAGCCCTTTTCTTCGGCAGTATCAGCATTTTGAATGCTTTTGGAATCAATGATCAGCATGGTTGTCTGCGTCATACGCCCGTTTTTCTCCCGCTCGGTTTCCACCAACTTGCGCAGGACTCTATCAAGAACACTGACTCCATCTTCGTCTGGGGTTGACCATATGTCATAATGGTAGCGCACATTTTGCCATTTTGGAAAATCATGCGGAATGGCCCGCCATGTACATCCTTCTTTTAGCAGATACAAAACTGCGCAAAACAGGTCATATAAGTCATATTTGCGGGGATGTGTTCTCTTTTTTGCCCCCTCCAATTCCTTACGTATTTCTTCAAATTGTTCCCGGCTGATGTCACTTGGATAGCTTTTTCTCATCCATCTCTACCCCTTTCTGCCCTACTATTATATCGCATTCCTGGGTAGTTGGATAGATACTAAACAGTTTCTTACCATCCCTTTCTCCCTCTAATTCTATCACAAGGGCGTGTAGGGGACAAGAAGGAGGAACCTAAATGACCGGCATCCAAATGGACGGCGTGCACTACCGTGTGCGCGTGGTATACGACACCCTCCAGGAGTCCGCGCGGCTCCCGGACGGCCCCAACGCCGGGGATATGCTCTCCGGCCGGTATGAGCGGGACCTGGTGGGCACCTACTACGACCACCAGATGGACGTGGAGCCAGACCCCCGGTACCCCGGGGACTACGACGCGTTCTTCGCCGCCATCACCGCGCCGGTGGCCACCCATACCGTGGTCATGCCCCACGGCCAGGGGACCATTACCTATCAGGCCATGGTGTACAGCGCCCAGCACACCAGCCGGGGCAAAATGGCCGGAAAGCGCCGGTGGCACGGCCTGAGCGTACAGTTTCAGGCCAACGCCCCCCAGCGGGCGCCGGCGTAAGGAGGACATATGCAAAGCCGCATTGAGTATAGCCGCTGGACCTTTCCCGCCGACCGGATCAAGGCCGGGAATCTGTATTTGGTGGCCTCCCTGACCAACTCCGGGCTGGAGGCCAACACCCTTAACGTTACAGTGGAGTGCGACGACAAGAGTATTTTGGATTTCGTGCGCAACACCCCCCTGCACTATTACCCAAAAAGCGAAAAGGCCATTATCTTTTACATACAGGACATCCAGCGGGTGGCCCCCAGGCTCTACAGCCTTTCCGCCACCTCCGCTATTGGGCGGCTGATTACCGGCAAGCACTACGGCGGGGTATACACCGGGCAGACCGTGGCGGAGGTAATCCCGGACATCTGCAGGGACGTGCCCTGTACCGTCAAGACTATGCTGGGGGCTATCAAGCTGTACGGCTGGCTGCCCATCGCCCCGCCCCGGGACAATTTTGCTCAGGTGCTGTTTGCCATCGGAGCCGCCGTCAAAGGCGACCTGGAGGGGGCGCTGCGGGTTGAGGGGCTGTGGGACGGGATCTCCGGCGGGGTGCCGTCCTCCCGGATGTACACCGACGCCAGCGTGGGCTACGGGGCCCGGGTGAGCAAGGTACTGCTGACAGAGCATCAGTACACCCCGGGGCTGGAGGAAAAGACCCTCTTTGAGGGCACCGCCCAGCAGGGGGACATCATTACCTTTGACGAGCCGATGCACTCCCTGAGCGCCACGGGATTTTCCATTCTGGAGTCTGGGGCCAACTACGCCAAGCTGTCCACCGGTTCCGGGGCCCTGACCGGCAAGGCGTACATCCACAACACCCGGGAGCTCAGCCGGGCCATCAACCCGGGGGCGGCGGAAAACGTCAAGACCATCAAGGACGCCACCCTGGTGGGGCTGCTCAACTCCAACGTGGTGGCGGACCGGCTGGCCAACTATTACAAGTGGCGGGAGACCATACAGGCCCCCATTGTCTACGACGGGGAAAAGCCCGGGGACCGGCTATCTATGTACCACCCCTTTGACCGCACTCTGGTAACCGCCTGCCTGGAGAGCGCGGATATCAACCTAAGCAATACACTAAAGGCGGAGACAAAAAGCATTGTGGGCTACGCCCCCATCCAGATGGAGAGCACCAGCTATACCGACGAGCGGGTGCTGCTCACCAGCAACGGCAGTTTTACCGTCCCCCCCGGGGTGACCCGGCTGACCGTGGTGATGATCTCCGGCGGCCAGGGCGGGGCCTCCGGCTGCAACGGCAAGCCCGGCAAGCAGGGCGGCACCCACTCGGTCAATGAGCCCGCCTGGGGCAATCAGCCGGCCATGTACGGCCTGTATATCGGCTGGGGCTGGGGCGGTGAAGGCGGCGCGGCTGGAAACGGCGGCCAGGGCGGCCGGGTGGTACAGGTCTCAATGGACGTTACCCCGGGGCAGGTGATTCCCTACACCATCGGTACAGGCGGCTCCGGCGGCAGCGGAGGCGCGGACACCTCCAGAACGGGCGCTAACGGCGGGGACACCTCCTTTGGGCCCCACAATACGTCCAAGGGCTCCCCTATCGCTGTGGGCTTTCTGGACCCCGTTACGGGGCAGTATTACGGCAGACCCGGGAACAAAGGATACGCCGGCGGACGGGGCTCCGGTACGGCGCTCCCGGAGGATAACCGCTACAACCAGAGCGGCATCCAGCGTTTTTCGGCCCCCAGCGGGGGGCTGAGCGGCCCGCAAAGCACACAGCTGGAGGAGGTCGGCGGCCACGGCGTATGGTACGGCGGTGCGGGCTACTCCCCCGGCGGCGGCGCGGCTTATGGGGTGAGCGGCCCTTCGTCCACCGCCCGGGGCCGGGCCTACACAACCGGCTATGGGGACACGCTCCATGTATATGCCACGGCGCCCGCCGGCGCACCGGGCGCGTCTCCGAGCGCTGGCTCCAGCGGTTCCAGCCCCGGAGCGGGTGGCAACGGCGGCCACGGCGGCGGAGGCGGCGGCGGAGAGGGTCGGGCCACGGCATACAACGACAGCGGCTACACCTGTAACCACGCCAGCAGCCAGGCGGCCGGCGGCCGGGGCAGCAACGGGGGCCGGGGAGCCAACGGCTGTATTATCGTATACTACAGCGTCCCCAAGCCCGTGCGGGGCGGGATGTTGCGGGACAAGCAGGGGCGGACCATGCTGGACAAGCTGGGCCGCAAGATAATCGTATAAGGAGCGTGACATTATGACCATGGAGGAGCGGATCGCCCTGCTGGAGGAGCAGGTGCAGGCCCTTTCCATCCAGGCCCAGGCGGGCGAGGGGGAGGGCTACTACACCAGCAAATACTCCGGAGAGGAGATCGACGCGCTGCTGGACAAAGTGGCGGCGTTGAAATAAGGGGGTGCGGCTATGTTTCGGCTGTACGCGGACAAGACCCAGCTGCTGGTGCGGGAGCAGGAGCCGGTGACCAGCGGGAGCATCAACGTGTATCCGGTCCAGTTCAGCTTTTCTCCCGACTGGGAGGGGCTGACCAAGACAGTGTTTTTCTCCGCCGGGGACCGGATGGACCGGGTGTTTCTGGACACAGACAACATCTGTTTTATCCCCGCGGGGGTGCTGACCGCCTGGAACCGGCCTCTGACGGTGAGCGTAAGCGGCAGCTTAGGCGGGGAAATCGTCCTGCCCTCCCGCTGGGCCTTTCTGGGGACCATCCAGGAGGGCGCGCCCGGCGGGGACAACCCCGGCGGAGGCGTATCCGACCACCGGCTGCTGACCCACCGGGACGCGGAGGACCAGCACCCCATTGAGGCCATCAGCGGACTGGAGGAAATTTCGAACCTGGAAGTGCTGAAAATCTGGAATGGAGGCTAAGAAAATGGCAAAAAGTTATTCCGGCGAAAATACCCTGACCTATCTGGTCACATTGATTAAAAACGCTCTGGCGGGCAAGCTGGACAAAACGGACGTGGTAAACAACCTGACCAGCACGGACACGGAAAAGGTCCTGTCCGCCGCCCAGGGCAAGATCCTGGCGGACCAAATCGCGGCCGCCGGGGGCGGCGATATGCTGAAATCCGTCTATGACACGGACAACGACGGGGTGGTGGACAACGCCCAGAAGCTGGAGGGCCATCCGGCCAGCGATTTCGCTACGCCGGAGAGCGTCTCCCAGGCCATCACCGCCCAGAAGGGACAGGCCAATGGGCTGGCTCCCCTGGGCGCGGACAAGAAAATCAACTCCGAGTATCTGCCCAGCTACGTGGACGACGTGGTCGAGGGCTACTATCACGATGGATTTTTTTATGAGGACGAGGGGCACGTGGACCTCATGACCGGCGAGAGCGGGAAAATCTATGTGGACCTGGCCAGCAATACCTCCTACCGCTGGACGGGCAGCGCCTACATTGCCATCTCCTCCGGGGATATGGTGGAGATCAGCAACACCAAGGTGCAAGAGATTTGGGATGCTGCCGTATGAGCGAGTATGTCGGTAATAACAGCCTGTCCGCCCTGAGCGCCATCGTCAAGGCGGAGCTGGAGAAAAAAGCGGAGGGGGTGACGGTGACCCCCATCACCCGGGCGGCGTACAACGCCCTGTCCGACGGGGAGAAGCAGGACCCCAAAAGGGCCTGGGCCATCTTCGACGACCCGCCGTCGGGCGGCGGATCCGGCGGCGTGACCCAGGGGGAGCTGGAGGCAGCGCTGGCCGGGAAGCAGGATGTGCTGACGGGAGCGCCGGAGCAGGTGGTGGGCTTTGACGAGGCGGGCCAGCCCGTGCCGGTCCCCCGGGAGGCCCTGGTGGGTCCCCAGGGGCCCGCTGGAGCGGATGGGGCTACCGGCCCCAAGGGTGATACAGGCCCCCAGGGAGAGCAGGGCCTCCAAGGGGAGCAGGGTCCCAAGGGAGACAAGGGAGACCCCGGTCCTGCCGGAGCGGATGGCGCAGACGGAGCGCCCGGTCCCCAAGGCCCTCAGGGCCCTAAGGGCGATACCGGCCCACAGGGCCCCGCTGGCCCTGCTGGCCCCGCCGGGGAGACTCCGGATTTAAGCGCCTACGCGCCGAAGGATAGCCCGGTGTTCACGGGGTCGATTTCACTGGGGCGGAAGGCCGGGACAGTAGTGGGGGAAGGCTCTGTTACAGAAGGTTCCAGCACAACAGCAAGTTCACGTTTTTCTCATGCAGAAGGTTCCAGCACAAAGGCAAGTGCAAACGAAGCTCATGCAGAAGGTGCTAATACAACGGCAAGTGGAATCGATTCTCATGCAGAAGGTTCTGGTGCAAAGGCAAGTGGAATCGCGTCTCATGCAGAAGGTTACAGCACAAAGGCAAGTGGACACTATTCTCATGCAGAAGGTTACCTAGCAACGGCAAGTGGAGACAGGTCTCATGCAGAAGGTTTCAGCACAACGGCAAGTGGATTCGAATCTCATGCAGAAGGTTATGGTGCAAAGGCAAGTGGAAAGTCGTCTCATGCAGGGGGCTACTACACAACAGCCGAATATTTAGCAAGTACGGCGATAGGGAGATATAACGTAGAATATGACCCCTCAAACAACGTAAATAATGTGGGCTATTACTTTGTAATCGGGAAGGGGACATCTAACACTGCACGAGCTAACGCGTTACGCATCACGGCTACTGCCGCCTACGGCGTAAGCTCCTGGAACGCCAGCGGCGCGGACTACGCGGAGCTGTTTGAGTGGCTGGACGGCAACCCGGACGCGGCGGACCGGGCGGGGCGGTTTGTCACCCTGGAGGGGGAGAAAATCCGTCTGGCGGGCCCGGATGACGGTTACATACTGGGCGTTGTGTCCGGCAACCCCTCCGTCGTGGGCGACGTACATGATGACCAATGGCAGGGGATGTATCTGTATGACATCTTTGGCCGGCCGCTCTGGGAGGACGTGGAGGTGCCGGAGGAATTGGACCAGGACGGCACGGTGCTGGTCCCTGCCCGGGTGGAGCATCGCCAGCGGCTCAACCCCGCCTATGACGGCACGCAGAAATACGTCCCCCGCACCCAGCGCCCGGAGTGGGACGCGGTGGGGCTGCTGGGCAAGCTGGTGGCCGTGGACGATGGGACGTGCCGGGTAAACGGCTGGGCCAACGTGGGCGACGGGGGCATTGCGGTGCACTCCGCCCGGCCCACCCGGTACCGGGTGATGGCCCGGCTGGATGAAACCCATATCCGGATTTTGATTTTGTGAGGAGGCGGCGGCTATGGCGCTTATGTATCAAGACAAGGCGGTCGCAGATGTGGGCGGCGGCGGCGCTTCAAGTGGGGTTCCGTTCGGCGCAATCGCAATGTGGTCCGGCAACGCGGACAGCATCCCGCCTGGATGGCAGCTGTGCGACGGCACAAACGGGACGCCTGATTTAAGAGACAAGTTTGTGCTGGGGGCGGGCGGGGAATGCGCGCCAGGGGATACCGGTGGAGAAAAAGCGGTTACGCTCACGGTACCTCAACTCCCAAAACATTTCCATGAGTTTAACTGGAGCCCTGGTGGGTCCGGCACAAATCAATATCTTAAGCCAGTGAATGCAGCTCCATATAACACTCCGGCCCAGACATCTAAGGTTGGTGGAGATCAACCTCACAACAATATGCCTCCTTATTACGCGCTCTGCTACATCATGCATATGGAGCTGGGCGGCGGATCAGGCGGCTCTGGCGGTCCCGCAGAGGAAATCTATTCGACGGAGGAGCGGCGGATCGGAACATGGATCGATGGGAAGCCGCTCTATAGGCTGTCGATAGAAACGACCGTAGAAAACCCGGGGACGGCGTCGGCAATACTGGAGCTCCCCGCAGAAGCAGAAGTCAAAATGTTTCAAGGCTTTGCGAAGCGGGTAGATAACGGCGCAATCTATTCGCTTCCGAACGCTGAGCCAAATGATGTGGGGCATAACATATCTTGCTATATTCATAATAGCAAGATAATGGTATGGGCTGGGAGCGGGGTTGCTACTCGTTTGAAAAATGGTAAGTTTTGGGCGATTGTGGAGTACACCAAAACCACCGACGAAGCGCAGGAGGAGGTGTGACCGCAATGACCGACGCGATTATTGTCGCCCTGATCGGCCTGCTGGGCTCCGGGGCCGGGACCTTTGGGGGCATTCTGGTGTCCTCCAAGCTGACCCAGTACCGGCTGGAACAGCTGGAGAAGAAGGTGGAGGTCCATAACCAGGTGATCGACCGGGTGTACAAGCTGGAGGAGCGCACGGAGCTCCAGGAGGAGAAAATCCGGGTGGCCAACCACCGGATCAGCGACTTGGAAGAGGCGGTGAAAACGTGAATCCGTTTGTGCTGGCCGCCGGGCTGCTGCTGGCTGGTGTGTGTGTCGCCCTGGCGGCTCTGGGGGTGATCCCCGTCCGGCGCTGGTTTGCCCGGCTCCGGGCCGTGCCCCACCTGTTTGCCAAGGCTATGGTGCTGTGGTGCGTGGCCTGCGGCACCGCCGCCTCCGGGTACGCCATGCGGATTCTCTCCCGCACGGGCCACGACCCCGCCGCCCTGCTGGGGGTGATCCTGGCGTTTTTCGGCGGGGAGCTGTTACTTATGTGTCTGAAAACTGTGCTGAATGGAAACAAAAATCGAAAGGATGAAGAAAAATGACTGATTTAACCCCTGTTTTCAATGCTGTGATTGCCCTGCTGGCGGCGCTGGTGACCGCCTTCGTGATCCCCTGGATCAAGCGTAAAACCACCGCCCAGGACCGGGAGGAACTACTGCGCTGGGTGGAGATCGCCGTGGCGGCGGCGGAGCAGCTGTGGGACTCCACCCAGGGGGAGGAGAAGAAAAAGGCCGTTGTGGCCTTCCTGCGGGAAAAAGGCTTTACGTTTTCGGAAAGCGAGATTGACTCCGCCATTGAGGCGGCGGTGCTGAAGCTGCACCATGAGCTGACCCGTCCGGATGATATGTCCGACGTGGTGCAGCAGGTCCAGGGCACGGCGGTGACCATCATGCGGTCCACCACCGTGTTTGACGCAGACCAGGTGGAGGTTACGGAGGAGACGGCATGATGTCATTAGAGGAAGCAATCCAACACTGGGAGGTGGGATAAAGGAATGACATCTATCCCATTAACACGCGAGGAGGCAAATGAATATATTGACCGCCTGCATCGGCACCATACACATACCGTAGGGGATAAGTTCCGAGTCGGCTGTGAGCATAACGGACAATTAGTCGGTGTAATTCAAGTCGGGCGCCCTGTTTCCCGGAATTTAGACAATGGACGCATTTTAGAGGTGACCCGACTGTGTACAGATGGTACCAAAAATGCTTGCTCCTATTTGTATGCCACAGCTGCCAGGGTAGCAAAAGAAATGGGTTATGATAAAATTATAACCTATATCCTATGCTCTGAATCGGGCGCCAGCCTCCGGGCTGCAGGTTGGCAGAAGGAAGCGGATATAAAGGGGCATAACTGGAGTTGCAAATCACGTCCAAGGAGTACCACTGCACCTATATGCAATAAGCAGCGATGGTCAAAAATCTTGAAGGGGGACAAATTGATTTGACGGCAGAGAAAATTTTAGAAATCGCCCGGGATCAGCTGGGCATCAAAGAAAATCCCCCCAACTCCAACCGGTGCAAGTTTAATACAGCCTACTATGGACAGGAGGTCTCCGGCAGCGCCTATCCCTGGTGCTGTGCGTTTGTCTGGTGGGTGTTCCGGGAGGCCGGAGCCTCCGGGCTGTTCTACGGCGGGAAGAAAACCGCCAGCTGCTTCACCCTGCTGGGCTTTCATAAGGCCCAGGCGGTCCGGGGGAACTACCTCCCGGGGGATATTATCTTTTTCAATTTTGACGGCAGGAAAAACACCCAGCACGTGGGCATTTGTGAGGGCTGGGACGGGCGGTACATCACGACGATCGACGGCAACACCGCCCCCACCAATGAGGCCAACGGCGGGGCCGTGATGCGCCGGAAACGGGACAAAAAGTATATTGTCGGGGCGTACCGTCCCGCGTATGAGGAGGATGATATTGTGACACAGGCTGACTTTGAAAAGATGATGGACGATTATTTAAAACGCCGCGGGGACAAGCCCGCCTCCGGCTGGGCCGGGGAGCTGCTCCAGCAGGCCAAGAGCGCCGGCATTACCGACGGCTCCCGGCCTCAGAGCTTCGCTACCCGGGAAGAGGTGGCGGTGATGATCCTCAACGCCGGCCGCTGACCACGGGATGGGAAGGACGTGACCCATGTCAACAGCACGGATCAGACTGCCCGCCACGCTGGATCATCTGCTGCGCTCGGAGCTTGAGGTCTGCATCCAGGAGGCCAACCTGGGGACCGTGGACGAAAGGATAGCCAGGGAATATATGCTGGACAAAACGCCGCAAATCGAAATCGCGGTAGAACTTGGATGGACCCGAACGACCATGCCAAGACACATCAAGCACATTGTGGGCAAGGTTGAGGAGACAGCCCGGCGGTTGGAATGAAGTTTGACATAAGTGATGCCCAAATGCAACGCGGCGATGCTGGAATTAAACCCAGCATCGCCGCGTTTTTGCTATACTATCCATAGGCGCTTCGGGGGAGTCGGAGCGGACACGTCCCCGCTTGCAGGCTCTCCCGGCACCAAATTTATATGTAAAGGACGTGTTTATTATGTACGCTGGTCCTGGCGTCTATCCCGGCGGCCCGATGCAGGGCCCCCAGCAAAACGCAAATGGATATCCCCAGCAGCCCGGCCCTATGCAGCCCTCTCCTACCCCCGCGCCGCCCCAGCAGACCCAGGTGCTGTTCCGGCCGGTCTCCTCCTACGATGAGGCCCTGCTGGTCCCCGCCGACGTCACCGGGGCCATTACCCTTATGCCCCACCTGTCCAACGGCCTGATTTACACCAAGCAGCTGGACTCTAACTGTAACGTGGATTTTGGCATCTACCGGCGGCTGTCCAATCAGCCCACCCCGGCTCCCGCGCCTGTACCCGCGCCGGCCTATGACCCCCGGACGGAAATTGAAGCGCTCCGGGATGAGGTGAACGCCCTGCGGGCGGAGCTGGAGGAGACCCGGAAAACGGCCCAGAAGCGGCCGGCCGGAAAGGGGGCGGAGTCATGAATCCCATGCAGGGCGGGGGCAGCATCCCCCAGATGATGCTGCAGGCTATGATGCAGGGGAAAAGCCCCATGCAGTCCCCCATGGTTCAGGAGATTCTCCGGCTGAAGCAGCAGGGCCTTGGCCCCGTGGAGGCGATGCAGCAGCTTGCGCAGAAATACCCCCAATTCCGGCAGGCTATGCCCTTCCTGGGGAACAAAACGCCCCAGCAGATGGACCAGACCGCCCAGAACGCCCTCCAGCAGGCGGGGGTGAATCCCGCTGATCTGATGAATCAGTTCCAGCGTTATATGTAACCATCAAAATTACATATCAGGAGATGATCTCCTTTTCGGTTTCGCCCGGTTCCTGACAAAAAACCGCTCTTGACTTTGACACAGTCGGGGGCGTTTCAGGCCCCCGGTGTGAATAAACCGAAAAGGAGAATTTTTTATGGCAGAGAACAATGACGCCCTGATGGCCTATGCGATGGGGCAGGACAATGGCCGCAATAACGGCGGCGGTATGTGGGGCGACGGCTGGATGGGCCTGATCGCCTTCGCAATGATTTTCGGCTGGGGCAATGGCGGCTGGGGCGGCGGCTTCGGCGGAAACGCCGGCGGCGCGTACCCGGTGGAGGCCATTTTGCAGCGCAGTCTGGACACCCAGACCGTGATCGGCAAGCTGGACGGCGTGACGCAGGGCCTGTGCGACGGGTTTTATGCCCAGAGCAACGCCGTCAATGGCCTGGGCATGACCATGATGCAGGGCTTTTCCCAGGCGGAGCTGGCCCGGTGTACTCAGCAGGGCCAGCTGATGCAACAGCTCTATCAGATGGGCTACGACAGCAAGGATTGCTGCTGCCAGACCCAGCGGCTGATCGAGCGGGGCTTCTGCGATATGGGCTATGCGGCGGCCACCAATACCGCCAACATCATTCAAAATGCCCACAATGACACCGACCGGGTGATTGCCCGTCTGGACGCCATGGAGGCCGCCCGCAAGGACGAGACCATTTTCACCCTGCGTCAGGAGCTGCAGGACGCCCGGTTCCAGGCCAGTCAGAACGCCCAGAACGGTTACATCGACGCGGTGGTAAACTCCGCCGTTGCCAAGCTCCAGCCTCCCCGTCCGGTCCCCTCTTACCCTGTCAACCCTCCGTTTCCCTATAACGGCCCCTGTAACGGTTACAATGGCGGGAACGGCAGAAATTGCTATCAAGACTGCGGCAGCTGCTGCTAATCCCCGCTTTGACGGGTGACCATTTCGGGGCGGCGGGAAAACCTGCCGCCCCTGATTTTAGGAGGGAAATTTATGTCTTGCAAACCTGTATGTAAACTTTGCCCCCGCCTGGTGCTCAGCCAGGCCGTGACATTTACCGGCGGCAATCTGGTGATCAACCTGCCCGCTGGCAGCTACAACAACAGGCAGAAATACTGTATCGTTGTTGCCCAGGCAATCCCTGACGCCGCGACCATCAACGCGCCGGTGGTCATTACCATTGGAACCGGTACCCAGACCTATCCGGTGACAAATCGGTGCTGCGCCCAGCTCACCGCCTGCGCTATCCGGACGCGGACCCGCTACGCCATGGTGGTCGCCACCAGCGCGACGGGCGGCAGCTTTAAGCTTTTGGGCAATGCCTGCCCCTGTCCCACCAATAATCTGTCCAGCATCAACGGCACGGCCCCCGCGGCTCCTCCCGCCCCCACGACCTAAGGAGGAGTGATATGAGACATTATATCAAAGCCCAGATGCTCAGCCCATTCCGCCGCAGGGAGTATGAGCCCGAAAACCGGTTTAAGGATCAGGATGGTCGGGAGCACTATGATAACGGGCGTTTTGCCCCGATGGGTGCGTGGGATGGTGGATGGCAGACCCAAATGCGCTATCCCATGTCCCCCTACGTGCCCCCTGTCTATGAGTACCAAACAAGGAGGGAGAAATACCAGCCCATGAACCGGATTGGATTTTTTGTCAGCGATGAGGAGGAGCGGAGCCCCTCCATGCACGGCGGAGTCCGGGAGTATCACTCCGACGCCGAGTACCGCCGGATGCATGAGCTGGACCGCATGGGCGGCGCCGGCCTGTCCGAAGGCTACGGCCGCGGATACGGCAGGCCTACGCTTACCCGCGAGATGGCGGAGGAGTGGACCGCCAACATGGAAAATGAGGATGGCACCCGGGGGCCCCACTGGCCCTTTGAGCGTATCCAGAAGGAGATGGAGCAGCACGGCGTCAAGTGCGACCCTGTCAAGTTTTGGGCCGTGATTAACGCCATCTACAGCGACGATGTTGCCGTGGCAAAGAAACATGGAGTGAATACCATGGAGTATTACATCGACCGGACGAAAGCCTGGCTGGAGGACAAAGACGCTGTGCAGGATAAGGCCGGGGCGTACTATATGTATGTGGTGGAGCACCGCTGAGTATTATTTCATCACGAACAAATTCAAGCCGGGAGATTGAAAAATCTCCCGGCTTTGACCTTTATTTGCAACAAAAATATATTGTACTTAATGCTTTGATCCAACAGGATACTATAAATTAGTACAATCATTCCCGAAAATTAACGCGGGGCATATTCTCCCCGTCTAGGCGTATCTCTTGAATGATTCCATGCCACATATCGCGGCGTTGAACTGCGGTGAAGGAGGGGTAGAACGTAGGGAGGCCGTCTTGCAGCAGCTCACGCAAGCCCTGAAAATCTGGCGCTGGGGGCGGTTCTGTCTCCTGCGCCTCCTGGAGCTGGGCGGAATATTTAGCCCAGTCTGTCCGGTACTGGTCCATATCGATGAGCTCATTGATATACAAATCTTTGAGCCGGTCCATTTTTCGCTGTATTGCAGCGCAATCTATCTTCGGACGCTTCGCCTGGGCTGCATCGATATTCCATCTGGCTTGCCAGCGGTCCAGCTCTGTGGATATATTCTGTAATAGCCATTGCTCCAGCTTTTCCTCACTCATTTGTTTCCTGTGCGTGCATTTGTGATAGATGGTCGCATTGCGGCAGCGATAGGAACGGTATTCTTTCCCGCACTTTGTGCCAGCGCAACTTCCAGTCATCTTGAAGCCACATTCCGTGCAAACCACCAAGCCGGAAAAGAGATATACCCGCCCGCTCTCATTCTGGCGGACGGACCGGCTCTCCAGGAGTTTCTGAACCGCGTCAAATTCCTCTGGTGGGATCAGCGGCTCACAGTAAGCTGTATTCCCACGGTATTCTCCCTTGTATAAGGTATTTTTCAGCATCTTGCGAGCGCTGTGGTCCCAGAGCATGACCCCATACATATCTCTGATATAAGCCATTGCGGCATTGACAGAAGATTTTTCGCGGTATGTGCGGAAAAACGCCCGGACAATTTCCGCATTGTCCGGATCCGGAACCACGCGCTTGTCCTGGATCCGCAAGCCCAGCGGGAGAGAGCCGGAAATCACTTCTCCCCGGGCCACCTTGTTTTCAAACACAAACTTGATCCGGTCGCTGTCCCGGTCGCTTTCATCCTGCGCCACCGAGAGCCGGATATTGATGTACAGCCGGCCGTTTGTGGTTTCCGTGTCATAGTGCTCCTGCGTGGTTTTCCAGGCTACGTTGTGGGCGTCCAGAATCTCCTGGATTTTATAGTAGTCGGCCACGCTGCGGAACCAGCGGTCCAGCTTGATAAACAGGATAACGTCGATCTTTTCCGCCTTAACGTCCTCCAGCATCCGCATAAATTCTTTCCGGTTGGTATATTTCTTCCGGGCGCTTTTGCCTTCGTCCACATACACCCCGGCGATGGCATAGTTATTCGCCCGGGCGTACTCCTCCAGATTGTCCCGTTGGGCCTGGAGGGAATAGCCCTGTTTGGCCTGCTCCTCTGTAGATACGCGGATATACAGCGCCGCGCGGCGGATGGGCGGAATGGGATTTTTGACTTTTGCCATGTAAATTCCCCCTTGAATATCACTAAAATATACGATATAATAGAAGGGCAGTATGAATCCCGGCAAAAGATTTTACTGCCCTTCTTCCGCCTCTGGTGTTCGTGCACTGGAGGCGGGATTTTTATTGCAAAATGTCGAAAAATATGGTAAGCTGAATCTGCGCTGCCAGTAACGGTAGGCGGTTGGCCCTCCCGACGGAGGGCAGCTTCTGCCCTCTGATCTTCGGAAAGGGGGGCTGTCCAGTGGTCACATACGGTGAACTGTTTCAGTACACACTTGTCATCATCGGCATAATTGCCCTGTTCATTCAGGCCAATAAAAAGAAGTAACCGCCCCAAGTTCCCCAACTTAGCGGTTACTTCTTAACCAATATCTTGGGGCCAACCGCTTACCGGCAGCGCCCTTTCTACTGTTCAGTATAACCGCCCGATCTGGAATTGTCAAGTACCGCCCTGGGCGGTTTTTCAAATCCGCAAACGCTTGCGGATTTGCTCACGTTGGAAAGTTTTAAGGCCGCCTCCAGTGTTTGCGCACTGGGGGCGGTTTTTTGTTTGCGGTTTTTGACGAAATATGTTACAATAGCTCCGCTGCCCTTCCCCATACTGGCAACAGAAGGGGGTGTATACCGTGGAACACCTCACCACATTCTTCGTGTCGGTCGGAGCGGGCATAGTCAGCTACTATGTTTGCAAGTGGCTTGACCGGCACAGCAAGGGCAGGTAAGCACAAAAAACCCCCGGAGACTGCGACTCTCCGGGGGTTTTTCTTGCGTGTATACCTTGGATACCTCACCACATCCTTGGCTGAGGCCATTATACCACAGCTTAGCCAGTGTATGCAAGAGGAACTTTTTTATGCCCGGAGCGGGGTATTCAGTTGTTGGGGCTTTGGTTATGCGCATTTACTACTTATTGACTACTCCAGCCCAAACTGTGCTTTAGAACTCACTTTACCACCCTGAAAGGTTACATTTGCATTTGCGCCGAGAGAACCTTCTCCTTCCCACTTATATAGCATTGTGTGGTATTCACTGGATCCAATATCAACTTCCGATAGAAGTTCGCCAGGTCCGCCAACAATATCATACACTTCTTGATAGGTCATTCCAGTTCGGATTGCATTGAATTCTTCTAGTGAAATGGTGGGGGGATTATCCGTGGAAACATCGTATTTTTCATATTTACTATATGTTATCTTGGTATTCATTGCTACCAAAATGTTGTTTCCCTCTGTGTCTGTAAGGGAAATTACTGCATTTTGAATGTCAACACTTTGCATTGCCTTCGTTAGGGATTCTGAAGCATTGATTAGATTTTCACAGATTGATTCCCAGTTTTCTGGAATATCTTCTCCAGCTTCAAAATCAGTTGTAACATCAACTTCGGTTTTAGCCTCGGATACAGAAATTTTTTTAATGTCATCTTCATTGAAGAAATCCATTAGGCTGTCTTTTGCGCTCTGTTTAATTTCGTCCTTTCTGGAAATTTCTTCGTTACTTGCAGTTGGAGGTTGAGTGGATGATTGGCTACTGCTTTGTAATGGTGGAGTTGCGGAATCAGGATCATTTTCTTCGGGAATATCTTTTCTTACACAACCAAATAGAAAGCACATTCCAACCAGAAGCATGGCCAGCAAAAGCAAACGCCCTTTTTTCATTTTACGTTCCTCTCTCTCTTTTTCCAAATTTGCCCTTGACGAACAAAAACAAACGTTCTAATATATAAAGTACAATAACTGAGGAGGTTGTATATAGAATGCAAAATAGAGAGCAACTAATACAGTCCATAATTGAGCATATGGGAAAACTTGATGTAATCAAGCTCCGTATACTGCTCCAGTTTATCAAGCACCTCAGTCAATAGCTTCTGGATCGGCCGGCCCTTCGGGGTCGGCTGTTTCTATTTCTACCGCCAACTCCATCACCTTGCGCTCAAGAATCCGCCATTCCTCTGGCGTCATGCGGGACAGAACCGATAAAAACCGCCTCCTGAAATTTGGTGTTCCGCTCAGAGCGTCCCCAACAAAGGCTGCTATCTGCTCGTCCGGCGTTTGCTCAATAAACATCTCCCCAATCCCGGTGCGCAGCCACTCTTCATTGACGTTGAACTCACGGCAAATGTCTGCAATAGTCCGATCACTGGGAGATTTTGCGCCCGAACACAATTCAGATACAAACGGTGAAGAAATATTGAGTTTTTGAGCAAAATCTGTTTTTTTCATTTTTTTAGCGGTAATGATAGCCTGAATTCGATTATGCACTGCGTTCACCCCCATTTCTACCTACGATTAAAGCACATCAAAAACATTTTGTCAAGAAAAAATATTAGCCTAGCGAAAAAAACTGTCTTGACAAATTAGCGACGCTATGTTAAAGTTTAGCTAAGCTAGTTGCGAAAGGAGTGATACCATGACGGCAGAAGATATTCAGCTCGGAAAAAGACTGACCACCGCATTTGCCGCCCTGCCCGATGAAAAACGGGAGTTTATCCTTGGCTACGCTGAGGGTGTGATGGCAATGTCCCAGCAGCAGGCCGCCCAGCAGGCGGCGGAGAGGGGGTGAGGGGGGGGAGGTGATACTGGAAGTATTGGGCAAACCGCAAGCACGTGTTGTTTTGGAACGCTTACATACATTCCGGTCGGGGTGTTTGTGCGGAAAGGTGTACCACAATGAGGGGGCTAAGTATTGCTCTCAGTGTGGCAGAAAAATAAAGAAGGCCGCTCGCAACGGCCTTCAAGGGTTTATTTCCGATATGCGTGACCACATTCCACGCAAAAATTGTCGTGAATGCTCCGTCGAGGATGCCCACAATTTTGACACTCATAAAGCATTGGAGCTCCACACTGACAGCAGAATTTTGGCTTCGGCACATTCTCGACTGTCTCTTCCACAGACAAGCCGATGTGAAACCGTCTTGTCCCATATTCTTCGCAGTGGCCACACTGAGCGCAAAAAGCAATCTGCATACATTCTTCACCCCCTTTCTCCGTGCCATTCTACCACACCCCGGATTCAAGGACAAGGTGCAGGAGTGTCCCAGCAGCAGGCCGCCCAGCAGGCGGCGGAGAGGGGGGGAGGGGGGGGGGGGGACGATCCGGGGGGGGCCCAAAGAAAGCGGCCCGCCGAGCGGGGGGCGGAGAGGGGGTGAGGGGGTGGAGGTGACGATCCGGGGGGAGCCCAAAGAAATCGCCGCCCTTGTATTGACGGTACAAGAGCGGCGGGTAGGACCGAGCGAAATAAAGGTGGATTTCGATCCGGTAGCTATTGTGAAGGGTGCGTTGAAATCCATGTATGGTATTCATCCAGAAGCCGAAGATTCAATCGGAGAGAATTCTGAAGAATTTGAAGCTGAAAAGCAGTAGAATAAAACCCCCGTCGGATGGTGGAACATCCGGCGGGGAAGGA